ATTGTAGACTTCCCTAAAGTTAAAGTTATATTTAAAGATGGAAAAGATTTAGTTAAGTCTTATCCTAATTGTAAAGTTGCAAAGAGTAAAAGAGAATTGTTGTTCGGATAAGAACAACTTAATTAAAAAATAGGAAATAAAAAAAGTTGTATTTGAAAAATTTACACAATATATATTTACATAAATTACTTAATAACAATCGCTCGTTCTTAAAATTAGAACGTAAAGGAGAAATAAAATGAGTAAAAAGAAAATGGAGCCAATCAACGGCTTTCTAGTATACGACCGCTTTATCTATGAAGGTTTAAGAAGTATGGGCTGGTCAACAGAATCTTCCATATTTGAACTTATAGACAATTCAATTGATGCTAAGTCATCTACAATCAAATTAGATTGGAGTAAAATTCCTAAAGCTAATAATAAAGATTATACTTCATATCAGTTTAGTATAGAAGATAATGGGACTGGTGTTGACGGGGAAAGTATGATTCCGTCATTTGTAGGTCTTGGAACACCAAAAGATATGACCGACTATAAAGAAGAGTCTATTGGTAACTATGGTTCTGGTGGAACTGCTGCAATAATCAACTTATGTATTGAATCAAATATTAATATTAAGTCATCCCATAAAGAAAGTAAAGAAACCACTCTTATGCCAGTTACATTAACGCGCGATGGCGTTAGTGGAAAAATTTTACCAGAAAGAGTTGAATATGATAAAAAGCCCGGCACTTCTATCAAAATAGATGAAGTAAGAGCTAGATTAACAGAATCAGCACTAATAAAAAAGGCAGGAGTTACATATTTTCCAAATTTTGACAGAACATCAGAACGCAACAAAAAACCTTTTGAAATAACTGTAAATGATAAAAAAGTAGATTTTATAGACCCTCTTTACAGAAATACTAAGTGGGGTGAAGCTGAAGGAGTGTATCGTAAAACTGTAAAGGTTAAAATTGAAAACGAAGTTTTAGATATGGAAGTTCTAAAGTTTATGCCAAATTTTGATGAAAGTAATCTTTTGAAGTATCATTGGGATGTTAGAGCTAATAACTCTCCCGGTCCTCTTAGAGAAAACTCTGGGTTGTATATCAGAGTAGGTGGTAGGTATGTGAATACTGGTAAATGCTTATTTCCAGGCACTGCTAGATTAGATAAACTTAAGAATGTAAGATTTGAGATTACGATACCACATCATAAACTGAAAAAGTGTGGTATAGAGGTTAACAAAGCTAAAGTAAAGTTACCAGAAAACAGTCCTATCTTAGAGGATTTAGTTCGAGTGGTGCGTCGTGAATGTAAGGAGTTTATTGAAGAATGGGTTAAGACTCGTGGTAAAAAGTTAAGTGGTGATGAGAAAAAGTTACTTAAACAAATAAATGATAGATTCAATTCTAAGCTAAAGAAAATGGCTTTACCATCATTAGCTACAGGTAATACTGGTAAACTAGTAGAAAAAAGAATATCAAACGGTAGAGACCCAAATGGAGCTGGCGTTACTCCTAAAAAAACAGGTCGCACAAGAAGTGGAAAAACAAAAACTGGTAATAAAAAGTTAGTCAGTTGGAATTTTGATGGTGATGGTAGAGCCAATAGTATGTATACTTGGACTAAAAGCGATGATGGTGTTCTACATATAACACTCAATTTAGATACTGAGTGGGGAGCGATGCTTCCAAAAGGAGCCGCGTCTGCTCCAGAAATGGATTCGCTACTTTGGCAAATTTATGCTAAAATACATGTTGGTCTTACCAAAGCTGCTGATGCTGTTGAGGTAAGTGGATGCTTAGCTGGCGAAGAAATAACAGATAAAATGAAAGAAGAAGTTGAAGATATGACTTATCATCTTAATAAGGTATTGAGGTAATATTTGAACATATTTCAATTTACAGATGTTGAGGACAACGACAAAGAATACAAATACAAAATACTTGTATATCCAAATATTACCTTTCAAAAGGACTTGGAAAAGGATTCTTATGTTGTTGTCCTCTGCAACATCATTAAAGAACTGAATAAGATACGTGATGATTTATTCTTTACAATAATATCTCCATCTCATATCAATAGTTTAGACTTTGAGAATACAGAACAGATTATAGCTCCTCAAATCAGTTATCCTAATTCTATGAGAATGGCTTTTCCATATAAGGAAGTATTCGCTGGTCTTAAATGGAAAGAAAATGATTATGATATTGTGTATTCTCATCTGCCGGAACATACAGGTAATCTAAAGAATCTATTATATAACTCTACCAACATATCACCAGCCATCATAGGTTATACTCATTGGACAGAGTTTAAAGAGATTACCAATTATGAATATCAGGTTGGTTTAGCTTACAATATAGTTGGTCTTTTACAGATGAGTAAGTGTGGTATTAATACACAAGCTCAAAAAGATTTGGTATTGAAGAATGCTAAGGAATATTTTAATGATGATGTGGTAGCTAAGTTAGATAAGATATTAGAACCACAATACCTTGGATGGGAAACACCTAAATACGAAAAACAAACTACTGATAAAAAGATTATTGTTTATAATCATCGTCCACATACATACAAAAACTATCCGTGGTTTTTAGAACAGATGGATAAGTTATGGGAGAAGAGACAAGACTTTGAAGTATGGGTGCCGCTTGCAGAAAGTAGAGAAAGAGAATACATAACCAATGAGAAGTTTGATAGAGTAGGTTACTTCTCTAAGCTATCTTCTTGTCGAGTCGGTGTATGTTGTAGGCAAAAGTATGAAGGGTGGGCTATATCCGCTACTGATGGTATGAGCGTGGGAGTTCCTTATTTATTTTCAGATGATGGGAGTTATCACGAACTCGCAGGTGACGATGGCGTTTACTACTATGATGTTGATGATGCACTAATAGATACCATAGAATCTTTCTTAGATAGTGACTTACTGAGAGAAAAATATTCTGAGAAAGCTTTAAATAGATTTGAAAAAGGTAAATGGGAAAAAGCTATACATCAATTTAATAATATGATTAATGAAACAACTGATGGCTTATCAATGTTAAAAGAAGATACAGAGTCTTACAAAAAGGTTGTAGATTTTATCCATAAAAAGAAATCAGTTACTAGAAAACAAATATTAGAACATCTTGGTTGGGGTGTGAGGATATCCTTTAGCGGCTATCGTAATAGGTTAAGAAATGAACCTACAATAAGATTTACAAAAAATAGATATGAGGTTAGATAGATGAACGCCAAAGGGAGAAGGACCTTAAAAAAATATATGAAAAAGTATGGAGCTCCCATATCAAAAAGAAATAAAATAGGTTTACCACCAGGATTTCAACACACATTAGAAAATTGTGTTTGTGGTGCTGTAAAACATAACCTAGGAAAATTTAAAGCATGGCAAAACATTCAAAATAAAATGATTGAGAGAGAGAAAAAACGTGTAAACAAAATTAAAATAAGTGAAAAGATGCAAAAAGAATACGGAGTAAGCGCAACAGATAAAGTTGGTGGTGAATATAAAGATAGACATAAACAATTTGGTAAAAAATAAAGAGGTTAGATAAATGAGACAACTTTCAGAAGAAAAGATATTGGCTAATTGGAATAGGTTAATGAAACTCATCGAAGATACGTTTGACGAAGAGCGTAAAGACAATCTATTAGAGATGTATAAATACTTTGAAGATAGGATGTCGGTGGCGCCTGCGAGTGGGAAAGCCGCATATCACAATGCTATGGTGGGTGGTTATGTAGATCACGTATTGCACGTTACCGATTGTGCTTTAAAGATTAAGAAGCTATGGGAAGAAGATGGAGCTAAAATAAATTTTACAGATGAAGAATTAATATTTGCTGCTATGCATCATGACTTAGGTAAGGTGGGTGACTTGACAGAAGATTACTATATACCACAGGACTCAGAGTGGCATCGTAAGAATAGAGGCGAGATATTCAAACATAATCCTAAGTTACAATATATGTCAGTAACAGATAGAGCGATTTATCTACTTAATCATTTCGGTATTAAGATGACAGAGTGGGAGTATATCGGATTAAGACTAACAGATGGTTTGTATGAGGAAGCTAATAAGACTTACTTAATGTCTTACAATCCCGATTGGTCTCTGAAATCTAACATAGCTTACATCTTACATCAAGCAGATATGATGGCAACGCATGTTGAATTTGATTTATGGAATAGGCTTGACGAAGAAACTAACACTAAGATAAGTGATAATATTAAGAAGGCTGTTGAACCTAAGAAAGAGGTGGTTAAGGAGAATAAAACACCTAACTTAACTAAGAAGTCGGCTGATTTATTTGAAGAGTTATTTGGAGATAAGTAATGAAGAAGAATAACAAACAATTCACAACAGTAAGAAATCTAACCAATAAGGTCAAGGACTTAGAAAAAAGATGTGAGGAGATTGAACTTATTTTAATCACAATATTACAGGAGAAAACATAATGATTTTAAAAATAAGTCTTGTATTAATGACCATTTTGTTCTTAACTTCATGTTATGTAATATGGAACTTGATAACAAAAACAGAGCTATTAGAATCTTGGATTGAGAATTTTATCAATACAGTAAATAAGGTAAACATAGATTTGAAAAAATTAGATTACAAAGGATATTTTGAAGCTGACGATGAAGTCGGAGTAATATTCAATCAAATTAAAAATACAATAAAGCAACTAGATAAGTTCAAAGGAGAACAACAATAATGGCAACAGCAGTATCATCATCAAAAAGTGAAAATGTGGTGCAAGTAAAACCTAAGAAAAAGAGGGCTAAAAAGAAAAAGAATTACTATTTTCATCAGGGAACTGAAGATGGTATAATTGCTTATAATAAATCAACCAATCCTCATGAAAGAAATCAAATTTATAATGAACATATTCGAGCTGCTTTTGACAAATTAGCTGAGAATATTATCCATACCTTTAAATTCTATTACTTCGATAGTAATTCAATAGAGGTTAAGAATGAAGTGGTTGCTTTCTTAGTTATGAATATACATAAATTCAAAGAAGGTAAGGGTAAAGCTTTCTCTTACTTCAGTATTGTGGCTAAGAACTATCTTATTCTTAATAACAATAAGAATTATAAGATGGGTAAGATTCACGATAAGATAGATGTCATAGATTACAAAAGAAATATAGTCGGTGAAGAAAGTGCAAGAATACGTTCAGAGGTTAATGCGCTATTTACTGATGAGTTAATTAGATTTTGGGAACATAACCTTACATCCATATTCAGTAGAGATAAGGATATTAGGGTTGCTGATTCTGTATTACATATTTTTCGTATAAAAGAAAATATTGAGAACTTCAATAAGAAGGCTCTTTATATCCTTATTCGTGAGATGACAGGTTCTAACACCCAACACATTACTCGTATAATAAATGTTATGAAGAAATATCAACATAGGCTATACAATGAATTCGACAGAAAAGGTGTCGTAGATTTATCATATACAGGATCTTTAATAAGAGAAGAATCCTAAACCCATCGATAACAATAAAAAAGGGAGTTTCACTCCCTTTTTTTGTGCGCAAAAATATTCGTTAAAAAAATAATAAACTTATATTTATATATGTAACTATTCCCTAAAATATCAAGAGGTAAATATAATGGCTAGCGATTTTGAAGTGTTTGAGGGTAAGTCATTATCCGACTTATTTAAAGACATATATGATAATACCAAAACGAATAAAACACAATTAGAAGTCCTTATGAAAGAAGTTGTTGGATTTATAAAGGATGGAGATACGGCTGTTCAAATTATTCCTATGTTGAAAGAATACTTAGAGATTAATGTTAAGAATGATGACCAACTAGTTAAAATGGCTGCTATAGTTCAGCGTATGATTTCAAGCGAAGCTAAAGCTAGTGATGGTAATGAGTTTGGTTTAACTGATGCTGAGAAAGAGCAACTTATGACAGCTGTTGAAGATGTAGCCGCTGATGTTCAAAAGCATTCCGATAGTATAACGGAACAGTCAGATAATTTGTTCGGAGAATAAAAGTGCAGTTGCCCGGATACAGAAAAAGAATAAAGTCTATTAGCGGAAAGGTTAAGGATGGTGGTGGATATGTAAATATGAACCAAGTGGTTTCTAAAATCAAAGAAATGAGTCAAAATAATGATGAATTTTATGAGATTGAGCCGGCTAAAGTTATCAGAGTATTTACAGACCCAACAGAACCAAATTTTCCTAAACTAAAAGGTGATGGAGCAGCTCCAGATTTAAATTACTTAGGAGCCGTTATTGTTCAATTAACAGTAAGTCAAAAAAGTGGTGGTTCTATTGGAATAAGCAAGCCTATAAAACCAATATCCCAGCATATAGTTCAGTATCCATTAAAAGGTGAAGTAGTTAATGTTGCTAAATATATTAATAGTAAAAACGAATCGTCTTTATATTATTCAAATCCACTAAATTTAAATGGTAGGGTTGTAATGAATAGGTTAGTTGGTGAACCAGGAGAAGGATTAGTTTTTCCTCAGAACATAAAGTTAAATAGAAAGGTTTCAATTAAGCAAGGTGATACTGTAATACAAGGAAGATTTGGTCAATCCATTCATTTTAGCAGTGCTCCTGATTATAAAAATCCTTCTGTAAAAATAACAGTTGGTCAATCAAAAGTTGCTAGTGAACAATTAAATCTTAAAGAAGCTAGTGCACTCGTTAGTCACAAAACTAACATTAATAATGATGATGCTAGTATTTATATAACAACAAATGAACACATTCCTTTAAAAACGGATGTTGCAAGTCAGATGAAAACGCCTTACTTAGGAGTAGCTCCTGATGGTAAAGACGCTAACGATAAGGAAAGAACACGACCAAAGCCTACGATTACTATGAATGCTGATTCAATAGTGTTTAATACCAAAAACAATGGTGATATAAATGTTTACTCTTCAAGACACATATCGTTAGCAGCAAGAACAAGCATAAACTTAGAAAGCGAATTTGGAGAAATTAATTTAGGAACTGTGGATTCTATAAATCCTATAGTTAAAGGTAATGAGCTGGCGATATATTTAAGTGATTTTTTATTAGCTTTAAGGAATCACAATTTATCAATGAAAAAACATTTGACTTCTAATAAAGAACAAGCTATAGTAGACGCAGTAAATCTCGTGTATGATCCGATAGAAAAAGCTTTAGACGCACTTACAGAAAGATTAAATTTAGCTAATCCAGATATTACTGCTGAATTTAATAGTAAAAAAGTTTTTGTAGCCGATGATAAGGTTCAGGAAGATGGCGAGTTACCAAGCTTAGAATCTATGTTCGCAGATACTAAATGGGAAGAAATTGAAGAGGTTACCACTAAGGAGTATGATATTGATAAGAGAACTGAATCAGCAGGAGTTCGTGGATAATGATTAATCAGATAATTGAGGGGATAGATAAAGGAGTTGATAAATAATGGGGATTGGAGACTCAATAAGAAAACAGATTTCAAATTTAATAAATAACCCATCTAAAGTATTGGGTGATAAAGCTAGTGTAATAATTAAGGGAATCAATGCAGGCGGAGGTGGACTTGAAGAAGCAGAAAAGTTGTTAGATGAATTAAAAAATTTAGAAAAAAGAAAAGAAACTTTACAAGCTGCTGAACAACAACTCACTAATATAGTTAATACGGTATCGGCTACTAAAAAAACAGCTGTTGCTCTAAAAGAAGCTAATACAATAGGATCAGCTTTAAATCCAGCCGCAGCTGCTATATCAGTTGTTCAAGACAAATTACAAAATAAAATAGAAAAAGAAATAGAAGATGTTAAGTCTGCTAAAGATGCTTTAGGACCAGCCGTTGATGGGTTAGGAAATTTTATTGGAGACACTAAACAAAAATTAGCAAAGGCTATAGCGGATAAGAAGAAAAGAGATCAGCTTAAAAAAGATAGAGAAGAAGCTTTAAGAAATTAGAATTAAATTAAAAATGTTATATTTATATAAAATAGGAGTTAGTAATGGCAAAATCAGGTAAATTATTATCATTAATTAAAGAAATAGTCAAACAAGAAGTTAAAAAAGAAGTTAGACAGATATTTATTAACGAAGGTATAAAATCAATGGCAAATAGTGTTCCTCTAACAGAGGAAAGTGTTGTGGAAGTTTTGCCTAAAAGAAAACCTAAACCAAAAAAAGAAGTAACATATACCAAAAATCCTATATTAAATGATATTTTAAATGAAACTGCTAATGGCGGTGAAACCGATGAATATCCATCAATGGGTGGTGGAACATTTGATAGTTCAAAGATGGCGCAGGCTATGGGTTATGGTGGTATGCTAGGCAGTGCTGAGGATAAAAGAAAGATGTCAGCTATACAAACAGCACAAGCAGCAGGCGCTGATACATCAAATAAAGCGGTTCAAGATGTAATGGGCGATTTAACAAAAGATTATAGGGGCGTGATGAAAGCTTTAGATAAAAAAGATGGTAAGATATAATGTCAACACTTGAAAAAGATTTAGATCCTAATGTATTTATAGGTGTATCCCTACCTTTAAGTCACGGAGATCAAGGATTTTTTGCAAAAACAAAAACAACATTAGATCAAGCTCGTTCTAATATTAGAAACCTTTTACTAACTATAAAGGGTGAGCGATTAGGAAATCCTACATTTGGAAGTAACTTATACAGAGTTTTATTTGAGCCAGATGATGGAAATATTGCAAGTAGTATAGAGGAAGCCATAAGAGAATCTATGGGTGAATGGCTACCGTATGTAAATATACAATCAATTGATGTAACTACAAGCGGCGAATTAGAAAATGCTGTCAATGTTAGTATGAAATTCACAATAAATGTAGATCAAAAAGTTGCTCAATTAGATTTAAATCTAAAAAAGGGTGATTTGAGTGTAGGTGATGGAGCTACTGAAACCACTGTATTAAATGAAGATACAGGAGAATATGAAGATGTTAACGATTTTGAAGTAAATCCATTCTACGACTTTTAACGGAGATAATAAATGCCTTATTCAGTTTCTAAAAAATCAGTAAAAGAAGTTAGATATTTAAATAAAGACTTTTCTTCATTTAAAGCTAATCTAATTGAATTTGCTAAAGTTTATTTTCCAAATACATATAATGATTTTAATGAATCATCACCAGGTATGATGTTTATAGAAATGGCATCTTATGTAGGAGATGTTTTATCATACTATATAGATAATCAATTTAAAGAAAGTTTATTAGCTTTTGCTGAAGAAAAGAAAACCGTATACAATATGGCACAATCATTTGGATACAAACCAAAAGTAGCTTCTCCATCTTCAGGTATAGTAGAAGTATTTCAAACAGTGCCTGCTATATCATCGGGAACAGGAGCAAACTATACAGTAAAGCCTGATTTAAGATATGCTGTAAAAGTCAATGCTGGTGGAACTATGGGATCTAATACAGGAATAAATTTTAGAACAGTAGAGGATATTAATTTTAAATTTTCTAGCTCTTACGATCCAATGGAAACTTCTGTATACGAAAGTGCTAATAATGTTCCCACTACCTATTTACTTAAAAAATCAGTAAAAATAGAAAGTGGAAATACAGTTACAGAATTTTTTAGTTTCAATGCTGCTGAAAAATATTCTAGAATTAAATTAGCTAATGCCGGAGTTACTGAAGTTATTTCTTGTAAAGATGATGATGGTAATGATTGGTATGAAGTTGATTTTTTAGCACAAGACACCGTATTTCAAGATATGGAAAATACAGAACTTAATGATCCCGAACTATCTTCTTACGCTGACCAAGCACCTTATTTAATGAAGTTATTAAAAACTTCTAGAAGATTTGTAACATTTGTAGCTACTGATAATAGAACTGAGATTCGTTTTGGGGCTGGTATATCAGATTCTCCTGATGAAGAGATAGTTCCTAATCCAAATAATGTAGGATCTAGTTTGCCCGGATCGCCATCATATCTGAATACTTCATTTGATCCATCTAACTTTTTAAACACAAAGACTTATGGTCAGGCACCATCCAATACTACATTAACTATAACTTATAGATACGGAGGTGGTGTAAATCATAATGTTCCAGCAAATTCTATACAAAGTCTAACTTCTTTTAATCTTACGCTTGATGAAACTGGATTAAATGCTGGATTGGTTACTACATCAAAAAATTCTTTAGCTGTTACTAATCCTGATCCTACTTCTGGTGGTAAGGGTGCTGAAAGCGTAATTGAAGTTAAACAAAATACTTTAGCTTACTTTCAAACACAACAAAGAGCAGTCACTAAAGCTGATTACATAACAAGAGTGTATGCTATGCCACCTAAGTATGGTAATATAGCAAAGGCTTATATAGTGCAAGACTCACAAATTGATCCTTCCGCTGGAACAATAGGAAACACAGGAGTAGCTGCTAAAAGAATTGAAAATCCATTGGCACTTAATATGTATATTTTAGGTTACGATGCCAATAAAAGTTTAACATCTGTAAATCAAGCAGTTAAATCAAATATACAAACTTATCTAACTCAGTTCAGAATGATTACCGATGCTGTAAATATAAAGGATGCTTATGTTATTAATGTAGGAGTTAAGTTCAATATACTTGCAAAGTCAGGATATAATAAAGAACAAATTGTTCTACAGGCTATTGAGAGAGTTAAGGAATTTTTTGATATTGATAAGTGGCAAATTGGACAGCCTATAGTATTGGCAGACTTAGCTTATCAGATATCGTTGGTTGACGGAGTTTCAGCAGTCGTTCCGCCTGAAGATACAGATCCTTTTTCAAGCACTAATGACAGGCCACCGGTTACAATCGTAAACAAATTTGCTACATCTGCTGGTTACTCTGGTAACTTGTATGACATAAAAACGGCTACTAAGGAAGGAGTTATTTATCCGTCTATGGACCCAAGTTGTTTTCAACTAAAATTTCCAACTACTGATATTGAAGGTAAAGTAGTCGGCGATTCAGCGGGAGGTTAATAATGCATTACTTTATTTATCCAGAATCGGATACAACATTATATTCAGCTTCAGGAAGTATGAATACTGGCTTAGATGAGATATTAGAAATAAGAAAAGATGTTGATGATAGCGGAGTTAAAGCTAAAGTTTCTCGAATACTTATGAAATTTGATTTGGCTTATATTTCATCATCTATAGTCAGAGGATTAATTACAAACCCAAAATATTATTTAAATCTTTATGATGCTAATCCAACCGATTTATCTATTAGTCAATCACTGTGGGCTTATCCAGTAAGTCAAAGTTGGGATGTCGGAGAAGGGTTTAGATTTGATAGTCCTGGAACAACAGAGGGTGCAAGTTGGAATTACAGAACTAGCGCAGACACCGCAGATTGGTGGTTAGAAGCTTCTGCTAGTTTATCAGGTTCTGTTGCGCAGGGTGGAACTTTTCATACTAATGTATACGGTTCGCAATCATTTAGTTATGGTTCACAAGATATGAGGATGGATGTTACTCCTATTATAAATAAATGGCTTGATGGAACTTATGCTAATGAAGGATTTGTTATTAAAAGAAGTGGAAGTTTAGGTAATGGCGCGGCTGAAGCAGATGCGTTTATATCTGGCTCAGGCGAAGAGGGAAATAAGAAAAAATATGGTAATTTTTCATTCTTCTCACGACAAACAAATACAATCTATCCACCAAAATTAGAAGTGGAGTGGTTTGATACTAAATGGTCTACTGGTAGTTTAAGTGCTTTAGATAGCGATGAGTTAGATGATTTAGTTTTTTATATGAAGAATATGAGGGATAGCTATAAAGAGAAATCTAAAATTAAGTTTAGAGTTAGTGGTAGAGGAAGATATCCTACCAAGTCTTATTCAAATACTTCTTCAGCTTATTTGACATCAAAGTATCTACCAAGTGGAAGCGTAGAAAGTATCGGAGGCGATGGAGTTTATTACTCTATAATAGATGATGATACTGCTGATGTTATTGTTCCATTTGGAACAGGCTCACTTGTGAGCTGTGACTCTAAAGGTAATTATTTTAATGTGTGGTTAGATGCTTTTCAGGCAGAAAGATTTTATAAGTTTGAATTTAAAGTAGTCAGCGGTAGCGGAACATCAGAAGAAACTATTCAATATTTTGATGATAATTTTACATTTAAAGTTGTGAGGTAAAAATGCCATATACAAAAAAAGAACTTGAGGATTTAGCCTTTTATCAAAATTTAGCTAACGCTGATGAACAAGAATATTTAGTAAAAAGAGAAGTGATGATGAACAGAATGGAGATTTCGGGTTCTGCTTATGATGGTAGTCTTTTGACTAGAGATAAAAGCGGAGTAATTCAAGCGTTTGAAAATCCTTATACAGGCGAATTATATGAAGATGAAAGCACAGTTCTTTATGTTAATAGGACAGTTGAACAATTAAAAGATACTGATGAGATTAATGGTATTATCGATAGAGAGTTAAGGGAGTTATAATGTCAAGCCAACTAAATGATATAGATAAACAACGATTACTTCGTGGCATTACCAAAAAGATTGGAGATAAACCTTATGAAAATGGATATTGGGGCGAAGGTGGTAATGCAGATAGAGATTATGTTCTTGTAGAACTATTGGATGAAGCTGGCAATTTAATTGAATATAGAGACATAGTAAAGTATGATGCTATTGAAGGTATAAATGAAAATTTCATAAAATTAAGTCCATCATCTCACCTAAAATTATTTGGTTACGAAACTGGTAAATTTAAAATTAGATATAGATTTGTAAGAAATTTAGCTGGTAAAGAAGATCCTGTTTTACTCAGAACTAAAAATGGATTTGAAAATGAGATATATCCAATTGCACAATTTCCTGCTCCGGAAAATATATATGTAAATGATGAAGGTAAGATATTCAATAAGAATAAAGCAGAATATGAAAAAAATCCAGATGCGGCTGAACAACTATTAATAGAAGATTATAAATATAAAATTGAAACAATTTCTCCAACAAGAAAAGAAGTTAGGTTATCAGCTAAGAATATTTCAGATAGTTCTTTGGGTGGATATAACTATCAGACAGATTTTTTAAAATTACAGGAATCTATTAGAACAGAAAACATAGATGCTGAGATAGGGTTTAAAGGATATGAGGTAATAGGACCTCCTGGACCAGGCGCAAGTGCACTAAGTCCTCCGGAAACAAAAATTGAATATGATAACTCTCAAATAATAAGAATTACTCCAACGGATGGTGGGTTTATATTCACAGAAAATATGGTAGGTGGAACTATTAAACTTCCAAATGCTTATCTTACAGGTTATCAAAATAGTAAAGTTCGCACAAATTTAAATGCAATAAAAAATGCAGAATTAGAAAATGTTACAATAGATACAAACACAGGAACTCCCGCTACTATAAATGTTGGTTGGGATAGTAGTCTACACAGCGATGCTGTTGTATTAGATGATTGGACTACTGGATATTTTAATTATGGTGAACCTCACGCTGGAAGTAGTGCTATTGGATATCACGCAAAAATTGTAAAGGGTGAAGGTAATAGTGGTGGTAATTGCATAAAATTCATAGATCAAAATAATTTATATCAAGACTTTGAAGCTTGGGATGGTGCTAGTGGTCATAGACTTATGCAAATTGGACAAACTATGCCATCATTGATTAATTTTGGTGCTGGAATAGGCGATACAATAAATTTTAGATTAGATTTAAAGAGTAGTGTAGCTGGAAAAGGAGTTAATGTTCAATTAAAATATCCCACAGAAAGATTTATTGAGTCTGAGCCAATTTCTCCACCAGATGGATATTTTAATCCATTTGCATCGCCACCAGCAGAAACAAAGCCGATAAATATACCTGAAGGTTATTTAGAAAATAACGAATCTAATGCATCAACTATAGAAATTAAACCTCCATTGACAGAAGCAGAGCTCATACCACATTTTGGCGTAACAGCCTTCAGCGGAGAAGTAGGCCAAACTACATCAGATTTTGGTGGAGCGGGAGCTTGGGCAATCGGAATCATATCACCAAGAATCAATACAGGAATAACTATTATTCCTCGAAAATGGGTATGGATTCCAAATATTGCAAAAGATCCATATTGGAAAAAGGGAACGTTAAGCGAAGATGGTGAATGGGAATGGTCAGGTGCTCAATGGGTAACAAAAGGTGCAGCAAATAGTCCTAATGCTCCTGATGGAACTGTCAGTAGTGTTCAGTATTCTGGAGAGAATGTTGTTAATGGTCATCCGTATCAAACAGAAAATGCTGGACAGCCTAAGTATCAAAGGATAAATAATCAAGGTCAAAATTTAGGTTGGCAAACAGGAACAACGAATGGCGATGGTGCATTTTTATTTAAGGATGATTTAGTTTGGGAAGTAAAACAGGTAGAATTTACAGTAAGCTCGAATAAATTAGTGTTACATAGATTTGAAGATTTATTTCCTGCGGTTAGGAATGTAACCACAACTCAAGTCATTGATGGAGAAACATTTACAGTTTCTTTATTCGATGACATTTTTAGATATGGATTTATACAGAGTGTTTCTAGACTTAGAGATCCCGGATCAGACCCAACGGCGAGCACAGGAGATGGAGTTTGGCGAGAACATTTTGTAATATTTTATAGTAATGGAACTGGCGCTGAAGATCAAAATAGAATTTTTATAGCAAAGCTATTGGGACAAGATTTGGATAATATTACAAACCCGAGAGGTGGTCGTAAGATTACGGATTATAATAAAGGTCTAAGAGCTTGGATAGACATCGATGAGGGGTTTAATGACGCATTAAATTCTGGAGATGGTAAGTTTGAGACTTGGTTCGATAGAGGAAATGGTAAGAGCTGGAGACATTTTTTTTCAATACTTGGTAGTAACCAAGTATATTTAGTAAAGGATGGAGATGGTGATTTTTATGAATCTTCTACTGCTGACGATTCTTTCTTTGCAGAATGGGGTAATGGATTTGGTAGAACAAGACCATTTGATGATGCTTTTGAAGGATTGCCCGGAGAATATGAGGTTGCATTTGCAGAGAATTCTGGCTTTTCCGATAAATTCACCGGTATAATCGGAGACCAAGTCTATGTAGCGAAAAGCGGAGGTCAGAACTCTACACCTATAAATAGTTTTTTCTTTAATGCTGGTATTAAAGGAACTGAAGGTGAGGATATTATATTTGGTAGTAGAAATCCAGGCGCTGATAATTATAATCAATTTGCATTATATGATGATGGTAGTAGTGAATTTAGTTACGATTTAAATCCGACTAAGGATGGAGCTTTGAGCGTAGGAGAACAATGGATTTGGGACGGGCAAGCAGCTGTTTGGGGTTCGAGAGATAATGTTGCGATAAGCTATGTTTATAAAACTATAAGTGAACCTGCATATGCTCCAAATGCTGGTGGGTGGAATACAGTAGAGGTGGAGATGGATATACCATCCGATTGGTTTACAACTGCTGAATTTTTCTTACAGATAAGAGGAGATAATGCTTGGGATACTGCGAAAGGATTGACTATAGATAACTCATATGGAATATCGTGGGTTGATAATTTATTTATGGATTTTACATTAAATTCACAAGAAACAAACTTACCAATATACGCAGATTACGAAGCTAATATAGTTCAAGTTCAGCAAGAAGGAACTCAAGTAATGGTAGACAAGCATTGGAATAATGCTGGTAGAGAATTAATTAATACAAATGAAAATGTTACTGATTATGAAGAGGACAGCAATCCAATAAATTTTTCAAACTTTTCAGTTTCTTATCTTGTATATAATCCGTATGATATGAGAACTTATCTAAAATTCGGAAATAGGATGCTTTTAACTACCAATTTCAAAAAAGATTTTGTAACAATGCCGTATCCATATTCAGTTGTTTATAAGTTATATGAACCATTACCAACTGATATTGAAAGATTAGACGAGGTCGTTGTTGTCAAAGAAATGGCTGATGTTATTGAAGAAGATATTGAAATTATAGATTTTGTTGATACGGAAATTGGCGATGTAGTTTTAAAGTCTCCGGATATGATGAATGCTGAAAGTCCTATACAAAGAAGAACTACCGATTATGTAAGTCAGACTGAAATTCTAAGTGAAGATACAACTGTATCAGGTTTATTAAGAGATGAATTTTTAAGTCAGAGTATGGATAGTGTTGAAATAAATGTAGACTATAGCAATTTTAAGAATTTTATAAATTTTAGTTCAGTAACAAAGAGGATTCAGAATTTTAAATATAAATTAACAGAAATCGAAAGATATACTACAATAAGCTCATCTTACAATGGAGTTAGTGGGTCTACGGCTGATGTTAAATTAGCTTTATCATCTATTGACGAATTAAAAAATAATTTTGATGGATTTGAAAAGTATATGTATTTTGAATCATCATCATATGTTTCAAGTTCTCTTGGAGAGTTCTTTAGTAACGCATATCCAAAAGTTTCCGGAACAGGAACCGTAGGAGATGAGTATGTCTTAGCACATACCACATCATCACAAGCAGCTGCTTGGTATAATACACAACATAAAAGCGGCTCTTTATATGATGAAAATAGCTTTAATAAGCTAAGTAGTATCATACCACAGCATATAAAATTTGATCCCGGTAATAAAACCTATGTAGATTTAGTAAATATGGTAGCTCACCATTTTGATAATATATGGATTTATATCAAAGCTATGGGTGATATACACGACAGAAGAGAGAAGTTAACAGAGGGTATGTCTAAAGAATTGTTTATGAGTGTTGCTAAATCATTGGGATGGCAATTAAATGATGGTAAGGATACAATTTCTCTTGCTAGATTTGCATTGGGTAAAGAGGTTACTGGTTCTTCATTTTCAAACTTGTCAAGTGTTCCGGAAAGGGATGTTTCGAGAGAAATAATGAGTCGTATTGTTAATAACATGCCATACTACTTAAAGAATAAAGGAAGCGTTAGAGCTATTAAAGGATTGATAAGTGCTTATGGAATACCATCTACAATTCTAAGAGTTAAAGAGTATGGTGGACCTGATTTGCCAGATAATGCTTCTCCTCAATTTGAAATTGGAAGAAAATTTACAAAGGCTTTAGATTTTAGAGGTGCTCAATTTGTTAAAACTCCTTGGGTTGACGACTCTTCAACGGGAAGAAAGCCTGATACTATAGAATTTAGATTCAGAACTCCTACGGGCTCAAATCAAATATTAGTTGAAAAGGCTCCAACTAGCCCTAATGTATCTTCTAGTTTTTTCATTAGACTAAAAGATAATAATTCAATAGATAATTACGGCTACGTTTCCTTTCAAATTAGTGGTTCTGATGGATTAAAGGAAATGTCATCATCTAACTTTCCTGTATATGATAAAGATTTCTTTTCTGTAATGGTTAGAAGAACTTCTGGAAGCGATAATCCAAATGTATCTCAATCATTTGAACTGCATGTAAGTAAATATGATGCTAGCAGAAGTAAAATAAATTTATATTCTAAATCTACGATGGTAACTGATATAGCCGCATCATCATCATACAACCAAAGTTGGAACAATGATGGGGAAATTTATATAGGTGGTAGTGGAGATATAGTAGGTGTCGGTGATCAATTTAGTGGTTCTATGATGGAATATAGACATTGGACAGAGGTATTAAACACCGGCTCTTTTAGAAACCACGTAGGAAATCCAAAGGCTTATAACGGAAATTCTATTTCATCTTCTTATAGTAATTTAATATTAAGATATTCATTTGATGATAATAACGATTTAAGCGCAGATACTGATGGTATTAGAGACATCAGCGCTAATTCAACCAATGCATATTCAGGATCTCATAGTGGATTTACAGGAAACTTTTTCAGTAATGTTGTAGATGAAACAAAGAGTAATATACCGAGCATCGGTGCTATGAGAAGAACCACCAATAAAATAAGAATTGAAGCAAACCCAATTAAAGCTGGATTTAATTTGAATGCTAAGCATAGAGCTACAGTAAGTGCTTATGATACCGCTCCGAATGATTCAAACAAAGTCGGTGTATATTTCGCACCAACAGATGTAATAAATACAGATATAATAGAATCTGTAGCTAATTTAAATTTTGATAACTTTTTAGGTGATCCTAGAGACTTGCAAGAATTAGAATATAGAGGATTAAAGCATGTTGCTGATAATTATTGGAAAAAGTATAAGTCTCCAAATAATTTTTGGGATTATATCAGACTAATAAAATTTTATGATCAATCTCTATTTGGTCAAATAAGAAAAATGATTCCTGCTAGAGCTAAAGCAAATTTAGGCATTTTAGTAGAACCTAACATATTTGAAAGAACAAAAGTAGTAATAGGTAAAACTCCTAAGTTTGAAAACTTCTACTATAGCTCATCTATAGATATAGGAATTGATTTAATTACGATATCATCTTCATACAATCACGATAATAGATACGAAGTAACAAAATTTTCTGCATATGATGGAAGAATAGATATGTATAGTTATGAATCAGGCTCTTCGGTTTATAATATTTCAGGATCAGCTCCTAATTTTGAAGGCTCATCTTCAGAATTTTTAGATAGTAGTTATGAACTATCTTTATGGCAGAGATTGAATAGGCCTGATAAATTTTATGCTACAGCTTCGGTAACTTATGGGGATACAAAGTATTTTGAAACCTTACAACCTGTGCTTTCGGGATCAGTTGTGAGAGGTAATAATCAACGGATGGAAAAATATTATACAACAGCAAATAGTGCTTCGATTGGTAACTTTTTCTCTTCATCCTTTTACAATGTCGATACTGATTATTTACTGAATGATGTAGAAGCTAGAATACGTTCTTACTTTGAAGGTGTAAAAAATACTGCATTAACTACATTTGATGGAGGTCCTCCAATTGAGATTACACTTACTTCACCAACGAAGCTCGTAAAGAAAGCTCCGGGAGAATCATCATTAGATACCGGAGAAGGAACAGTTGCTAAATTTAAACCAAAAAGGCGTAAGAAAAATAAAAAAGTTTTCTTTAGTAGAGTAAATGTAAAACCAAGAAATGCTGAGCAAGCAATTGAAGAAGCTAGAGAACAAAGTGGAGGACAACTTACTCCAACGCAATTTACAACAGCAATAGACAGGTTTAAGCTTGGTGCTGGTATTACAGGTAAAAAGAATAGTAAGAAGAGAAGGAAGAAAAGAAAGAAGAAATTTTTTAGATGATAGAAGAAAAGGTTAGAAAATAGAATATTAATTAATAAAAATTTGATATTAGTATATTTATATATGAATCAAATTATACAAAATCCAAACATTTAAATTAGGAGTTATCTTATGGGATTTCTAAATAACACAACAGTTACCGTTGATGCTATTCTTACCAAAAAAGGTAGGGAATTATTAGCACAAGGAACTAACGCTTTTAACATAACAAAATTCGCTTTGGCAGACGATGAGGTTGATTATAGACTTTTTGATGTATCTCATCCAAACGGTTCTGATTTCTATGGAGCTGTAATTGAAAATATGCCATTATTAGAAGCTTTTCCTGATGAAAATCATATTATGAGATATAAGTTGGTAACATTACCAAAAAGCACTAGAAAGATGCCTATTATTAGTGTTCAGCCAGAGAGTGTAACATTTAATGCTGGTGGTGGTTTAAACCAACCTGCTACAGTAATTACACCTACAACTGCTAATGTCTCTGATACATCTTATACATTTATTTTACATAATCAATCAGTAGCTACAATGACAGTTGTAAATGCAGCAGGCGCAGGTGGTGCAGGAGCAACTACACCATTTTTCTTAGGCGATGACGATGTTCCAAATAGTAAAACATTGGTTGCATCCTCTGTTAGAATTGGTGTGATTCCTCTATCAGTAGGATCTACCGCAACAGGAAAATCAACACAATTAACAATAATTGGTAACGATACAGGTGCTACAATATCTATAACAGTTACTAATAAAGTAATATTAACCGCTGGCTTTAATGCTGGTTCATTTGGTTAAAGGAGTAATTTATGTCTATTTATAAGGAGTTTAATATAGTTTCAGATGCAAGTCCTGAATCAGGTGATGTGGTATCAAATGCGAAAGATATAGTTTCTTCTGGAATGTGGGGTAATGGTGCAGCTACAATAACTGCTTATTACACATCATCTACACAATCAGGAAGTTCTGGAGATCATTACTTAGATGTTTATTCTGAGCATCCAGTTACAACACCTACTGCTAAACCACAATTTTCAATTGCATACGCTCATTTTAATGGAAGTGGTTCTTTAGGAAAAGCTGGAGTTGTTGGGAATAGGGCATCAGCCGCTATTTATAGACAATTATCTCAAACACTTTTAGGTCCAAATATTAGTCAATTTACATTTGCTGGAAGCGGAGCTCATGTAAAACCAAAATATGTATATGCTATATCAGTTGCTAGACAACAACTTAGAGAAAAGATGGATCCCGGCAACTGGGAATTAGAATTAAGTGGTAGTGATACTCTGTTGGGCTCAACTGATGCTAGAATTAAATTAATTGACGACAGTGGTGCTACTACTAATCCTACTGTAAATCAAGGTGGTAGGGTATTTAATGTCGTTAGTGGTTCTATTGCAACAGGAACTGCAGTTACTAATACAACTGCTGTCAATCAGCCAGGAGGTTCATATGGATTATTTTATCCCGACTTAGGTATTATAATTTTAAATGGTCCTGTATTAAATGCTTCTGCTTCAATAGGAACAAATACTACATCTAATGATTTAGGTGGAAATAATGATAAGTTTTTTAAGAAATTTGTCGGTGGTGCTAAGTTTCAGGCAAGAAGAGAAGAAGTAATTACATCACAGCATTACTTTTGTAGAATACCAAACAAAGAATTTAACTTTAGTTCTAATCCAACATTTGCTACTGCGTCTGATGGATCTCTAACTCAACCGACATTCTTTAAGAATCCAAAAACATTTATTACACAAGTTGGATTATATAATGATGACGGTGAATTACTGGCAGTTGCTAAGTTGAGCAAACCATTACTGAAATCTTATTCGAGAGAAGCGATTATCAAAGTCAAATTAGACTTCTAAGATTGGGAGACAAAGGTCATGTTTAAAAGGCTCGACCCGACAGATGTAGATAAAACACCGTTTAAAGTTTACAAACAATTTACTTTAACCGAAGCTGATAGTGGTAGTTATGTATATAACTTTAGAGCCATAAGTGGAAGCCATAGGGGATTTACAACTGCATTAGCTCAGAAAACCTCATATCACACAGAAACTGATTCACCTCAACATTTCTATCATATTCCATCATACTTTATGATTAATAATAGATATTATAGACAAAGAGGTTCCGGCATAAGAAGAAGCTTTGCCTCTATAAACCCGTGGAATAATTTTGCTTCAAATCAAGCCGAGCAATATAGGTTATTGCAAAAATCAGCATCTATAATATCAGTTCCTAAAGAATTATACGGAGAAAGAATTAAACCATATTCAATAGAATTAGAAGATGACAGCACTAGTGCTACGGTTACGATAGTAGATGATGGAAAAGGTAACTTGTATGATTCAAGCCTTTCCTCTAGCTTTGCATTATTTGCTTCGGGTGGATTTGCTGATGATGATAAAATTCACGCTACCGCTAGTTTCGCTGGTAATATTTTTTACGAACAAGGAGTGTTAGTTTTTACAAATACCGGCTCTAATTTTATAAATGTCGGAACTGGAAAAGGTTCTGATGGATTTTCTTTGAAATATAAGGCACAGGTTACAATAAATGAATACTCATACACATGCGTGTCTGGTGAAAATGAATTCAACTCTACAACCAATA